GATTTCGTGTTGGACGACACGAGCTTTCAAACCATCCATTTTCCAATGTTTATATTTTCCAGTTTTATCCTGAAATTTTACTTTTATGGAAGATGATCGAATAACCTCGCCGTGTTCTTCAGGAACACTTAGACAAGATTCATCAAAGCTAGAAAGTTCTTTACTTTTCCAAGTAATTCTTGGATTAATCATCATGAAAGCGTCTCCCTCATCATCAATGACGATTACTCGTTTACTGACACCGATTTGAGGGGCTGCTAGTCCAATACCTCCATATTTATACATGGCGAGTGACATTTTCAAGTATAGTGCGAAAGATATGTCTCCGTCTACCTCTTCCACAGGATCAGCAGTTTGTCTTAAGACTTCAGATCCAATCTGTTCAATTTCTTCATGCATAAGCGTGTGTTAGTCCCCAAATAACAAATATTCCTATTATACTCCAAATAATGAGAGTATACAATGCTAAACTATTCATGATCCGCTCCCGTTTCTAAATCCGATTAGATATCCAAGACAGACTCCACTGAACCAAGCGACAAAAAGCCATAAAATAGTCTCAGCGAAACTAATGAACTCCATCCATTCAGTATAACTCATCATCATCCTCATATAGAGGACATGGTTCTTCAAACAAGGTCTGAATTCTTAACTCTTGAGTTCTTTCGTACAATTCTCGATAAAACTGATCCTTTTCTTCTGGAGTCATTTTTCTCTAAACAATTGTTCTACTTGTTTACGAGCATTATCCATTTTTTCCTTTTCACGTTCACAATGACGGTATCCTCTTTTGCCGTGAAAAATGAAGTGACCTTGAATAATCATGGTTACCCCAAATAAGAATAATAAAATAACACCAATCCACTCTAAAGTCCGTTCCATTTTAAATTGCCCGCTAGTACAATTCTTCTTTCACACTTATTTTCGGGAACACGGTGGACTTCATCAGAGGAAAAGATCACACAAAGTCCAGGAGAAGGATTAATGATAATATCACTGAAGAGTAGTGGAGAACTACCATCTGGGGCATTCACATAATAAACAAAAGAATAGTCAGATGCATTTTCATCATGACCAGAGTGTTTATGCGTTTTAGCATAATCACCATAATTGTAAATGGCACCCCAAAGTTGGTATTCCATCTCTCGATCAGGAGAGATTTTATTAACTACCCAATCCTTCAGTTTCAAAAAGGGTTTGGGATACGTATTGTATCCAGTTTGCTTTGTAACGACAAGATTCGAATATTCTTCAGTGTCATTTGGCAAAAAATCTATCCAGCTTTCCAAATCTCCATTAAGAGACTGAAATTCTGGATAGACTAATACTTCAATCATTTAATTGATAAATCCAACCAAGTCGCAAGTGGAGGAATCACTCCAAGTAACCTCAGAAGTCCTTCAGCAAATAAAGCAAGAACCACCCAACCGACACACATACTAATAATGGAAGCATTCCGATTGTGCTGTCGTATAGCAGCATCGATCATCTCCCGTACTTCTTCTTTGGTTACCCTTTCGGGCAACTCAATATCTTCTCCCCAATCCTTGAATTTCACGGGTTCAGTCATCAATTTGTGCCGTTTCCGTCATTATAGGGATATTTAGAAATGATGCATGAAATTTGTGAAAATCCTGACAGTGAAAAAATTGCCAGAATTTTTTTTCCAGCTTTTTTGGAATCAAAAGCTGATTTTCATTTCAGTACCTGTCAGGGATCTTGTGGTATGAGTGACGTTCAACATCATCTTTAAGTTTTGCAACTTCTTCCTTCAATTTATCAATCTCTTCTTTCAAATATTGAAGGTCTAGGTCTTGATCTTTCAATCTCTTTGTCTCCAATCGTCAGGTTTGTCTTGCTTAAACCAATCCACAATTTCGTCTGCGGAACCGAACCCCGTTTTGTAATTAGATGGGTCGGGGTCACCTAGTCCCATCTTATTCATAAAATCATCCATGCTGCCCTCCTGAATATCCTGAGCAGCTTGACGACGTGCTTTGTTTAACCAGTCTCTTGCAGTTGTATATGACTTGGCGAGTTTCTCTGCCCACATCATATCAGTTAGAGAGACCTCTTCTTTATTAGCAATCTTATTGCAAATACCTTCAAGTCTTAAACGGTACGCGGTAGATAGCATGGTGTGGTCATCCGTACTAATAATATTTAGAGTATACCTTATAGAGAATTCACTCGTCTGATAGGTAGTGCTCTAATTGGTTGATCCGTTGAAATTCTGCATATGCTGCTTCAGATCGAACATGTAGAATATCCTTGATGTCATCCATAATAAAAGTTGGATCAATACCATCATCAAGGTACTTATCAATAGCCTCTTTGAGGTAGCGGTATCTATGCCACTCCTGACTGTAAGGTTTGTAATGCATGATCTATAATACGATAGCCAAAGTATACATGCGATCCCTTTATTTGTCAATAAGGTTGTGCTGCTTCATTAAATTCTTCTGCAGTGACCTTACCCGACTGCAAAAGATTTACGATCTTTCCATAGATTGACTCAGCAGTCTCCATATCACCTTCGTCTAAAGCTTTCTGTCTATTTCTTACTAGTTGTACGTAGTTTGACATAGGTTTAACGTTCGAATGGTGCCTTATGAAGTTTACACTTCAAATTAAAAGAAAGAATCAGTCTTTTTTTGTCAGTTCTGTTTGGTCTGGTGTAGTGAGCAATTAGTGACGGAAAAAATATAATATCACCCTCTTCTACATTTGGCGGAACAAACTCAAGTACCTCTTGTTCAACCGTTCCCACCCAAGGACATACAAACTGTGTAGGTTGATGTACACTAGAGTCATAGTCAACAAAAACTACGGAACTAAATCCCTCTGCTCCGTGATTATGTATACTATGATAATCTTTCTCCCCCGACTCTTCAAACCAAGACATGATTACTTCTGCCGATGAAAGATTTGCTCTTTCCATCAAGTAATCAATCTCTCCACCAAATAAATCAGCGACTTCTCTATTATATACTCCCTCTTCACCCTGTTCAAATTGATAATGATAATCTGTGGTCAGGTGATCTAGACTATCATCTCTCTGCATCGTCCTACGGTCAAAAAGTTGATTGAGCAAAACTTTTTTACGATATTGCCAGTTTTCCAGTCTCATATGAAGAAATGGAATGGCAAACATAGGACGTTCACTTATAATCATTCTCTAGATCTCCATTCTTTACGCATACTTTGATACTCTGGATCATATGCAGCCTTATCACGGATCACTTTGAAGATCTGCGCCGCTCTTGCTTTGACATTCGTGAGGCAATCTTCCTCGCAGGGAGATACACTCCCATTGCTTGCATATTTGCGTCCCGAAGAGTGATTGGCGTACCGTCTGGCACGAGTGAATCCCATCTCAAGGAATTTTCTCGCCATGTCCATTCCAATGAAATCTTTCCGCGATTTATACTCACAGAACATTTCGTATATTTTATTAGAACTTTTAGTAGCAGTTTCTTCATCTACGAATCGCCAGTGAGCACAAATATCGTTTGTATAAGGGCGTACCAGTAGAACTCCTTGCTCTCCCCTTCCAATACGATAAAGTCCACGAATTTCTGGATCCGTGAAGTCAAGTTCCTCATAAGGGAGTTCATAATCAAATTCTTTCATGTTATTTGAAAGGGCAGGACCAAGTTTTGTAGTCGTGTGAATCTATTCTACCTTGTTCGTGTAGAATGTCAAGAAATTTTGTCCAATACTCCTGTTTTGCAGGAGTATTTCCACGGTAGTCTGGATGGTAGATCTTAATCATTCTACGGCAGATCCAGACTGCCTCTTTTTTAGTCAACATTGTCAATAGGATTATTTAAATATGATTCGGAGTATGCCATCGGATAAAGGTGGTTTAGAACCTCAGTGTACTCATCATACCACTTACTACCACACATCTCATGTTTTTGTTGTTTGCGAACAGCATTGTAGATTAGTTTCCACTGGTGATGGTTGAGAGCCATGTTTTTCATCCGTGATTTTAGTTTGGGATCATACTGTTGGTTTCATTCCAAATGAAGCCGACATTACTTCCTGTTGTTTCAGGTACATTTTAATATAACATCTTGCGATGTCCTTCAATTCAGAAACATTGTTACACTGTTCGATCTGACGGGAGATCTTTTCATATGTAAAACTTTTTGCTGGAGTGTCCAGCGATATGTCGTTTGGATTCATTTAATATCTTAAGAATTGTGCCAGAAATCGTCCCAATCGGAGGTACTAGCAACGCCAACACTCTCCTTGGCATATTTAGCATCCAACTCTGCCCGTTGGCGATAATAGTTTGCTTCCCTGATATTAAATGTGCGTTGATCTGCTGGTTTAATATACAGATTAATGTCCTCTCGGATGGCATCAATCTGAATCTCAATCAACTTGAGACGCTCTTCAATAATTTCCCAGGATTGCATTTGTATATGGGCATTGACACTCCATAATAAAACCCCCTGACAGATTTGTCAAGGGGCAAAGGACGGACGAACGGTACA